ACCGCTCACTGAATGAGCACCGCTTACCGAATGAGCACCCCTCCCCGAATGAGCACCCCTTACCGAATGAGCACCGCTCCCCGAATGAGCACCACTCCCCGAATAACTTAATAGCAGTGTAATCGCCTGTGGGGCATTGCTTCCTGCCCCATTCATTAACTATTAGAGAATCAAATGTTTTCTGTGTATATTTTTTCATCTTTCCCCCCTAAATAAAACAAAAAGCCCTGAAGATTATGTCACCTTCAAGGCTATTAGATTTTTGGTTATGTTAAAGACTGTATTTACTACATGGCATTTAACGGCACATATATAGTGCGTCCCAAAGTTAGACACTTGTATACTCTTTAATCCGCCTCTTTTGCCATTCTGGGGTTTCTCATTATGGTTGTAGAGTTTCATCGCCGTCCTCTTTTGCCTTCTCACGCTTTATAACTTCCCATGCCACTTGTCTAGGAATATGAAACATACGAGCTATAGCAGCTATCGCAGTGTCAGGATGCTTCTGATGATATAGATAAAGATTGCGGTTTCTTTCTTTTTTCTCCAAACTCATGACACTATTATATCACTTTGTCAGTAGTTGTCAAGTGTTTCCTGACCAATTTGGTTAACCAAGCCAAAGATTGTGGTTGAAAAGATTGTGGTTGACAATAAAACAAAAAAACTCCTCACCCGTAGGTGAGGTAAACTATCCAATTAGATTTTTATAGGGCTAGATTTTGATTGTAGTGCGTCTAGTCTGGGCTGTTAGAATCCTCCCACATTTTCTTGTAGAACTCTACCGCCTTTTCAAGTTCAACGACTTTATCTTTTAGACTTTCATTCTCAATAAGCAATTCGGCAGGGCTTGGGACTGGCTGGCATGGAGAGAGATAGCCACATTCAGGACATACCAATCTACCATCTTTAATTATATAGGCTTTATTTGGATGATGCGGGCACGCCATTTTAATCTCCATGTTTACCATAATCCTGCTATCTTAGAGAACCAGCCGATAAGCGTTGTGGCTAAAACTCCACCAACACCGCAAATAACCTTAATAAGATTACGATTCGTCTTGGTGTTGATTAAAGCCGTCCTGATAAACCCATTTTGCTCGCCTTGGTATTCCTCTAATTTATTAACAGCCTTCAGTGTAAGTAGAGTTCGTTCATCAAGCCGAATCATTAAGTCGTGCAATTCTCGCTCTTCCATTTAATCGTCCCTTCTATTTACTCCGGGTTTAAGTCCAGCCAGTAACCCGCCAATTACTACCAGCAAAATACCGGCTACACCATGGTCTGGGAAGGTAAAATGTATCGTTCCTCCGTAGTCAATAAAATGAACTAGGATTAAACCAAAACCTGCAACCACAGAAGCCATTCCTATCCAGAAGCGTTGAGTTAAAAGATAATCAAATACCTTTCTCAATGCCCTTTTCTTAAATCATCTATCAGCCTTTGCAAACCAAAAATGATAACTAGCGCAGCCAATCCCGTCTCGGTATATCGTATCCAGCTAACCTGCTCTAATAAGGTCACTTCACTATATAGGCATAGGCAAATGAACACATGCAGACTCAGAGCCCCAAATACGATAATCATGGCATCGCCTATAAGCTCTATGAACCATTTCATTAAGCAGTTCCCCACTCAAACCAATCCTCAAGAACTGACACGGCTGCTCCCGCTTCAGTAGCTTGATAGTAATATAAGGGTAGAACTACAAATGTAAAGGCTAGTTTAGCCGTTAAATCACCACCCAAAGCAACGGCATCAGCCTCTAACCCAATGCGTCCTATTTGTGTTACTGGTGGCGTGGCAGCATCACAATCTATTGTGACTAAAGTGCTTTGGGGGGCATTAGTTACTACAGAAGAAATCTGAATGGTTACAATCATAATCCAATCCGTCGTATTCTGATAGACTGTACCATCTATAGCACGAGCACCAGTAACATCATTTTGAGCCCATGTAGATAGGTAAAGCTGATTATCTCTAATAAAGGTGTTCATAATGGCAGCGGTGACCAATTCACCGACTACCCAGGTACGAGGTGCGCTCCAAGCCATTAGTTCACCTCCAACAGTTCGGCTTTATGCATCTTATTTTCAGCTTTGAGCTTGGCGATTGACTCCCCGGGTGACCAATTCCTATTACCTTCAGGTCGCTGTAGCAATAGCATCTCAATAGCCTTCCGCTCTTTAGGGAATATTACTCGCCTGAACTTGTGCTGGTGTCCCCCGTTAAAACAGGACTGGCACATAAACTCACCTTCCTCAAAGGCGAACTCAGCGCCTTTACATTCGCAATCTACAACCCATCTACCCCAGTCAACCCGCGCCTGTAGAGGAGCACTATTATCTAATCCGCCATGCTGCAATAGCTTTCTAGCCATAGCCGGTATTGTATTCAGCCTTTTATAAGCCTCCCATGGCATTTGAAAATATAGGTCACCTGTTATCATTCATCACCTCAATATGCCAGATATGTAGCCACGTCTAATTCCCCTAAACCAACTATACCCAAAGCCCAGTAAACTTGGCTATCGGCATCACTCAGTTGCCATTTTGTTGTCCATGTGCGGTCAACCAAGTCTATGTCGTGCTCAATACCTTCTATGTGGTAGTCGCTATCAATGTTAGCTTCATTACGCCGGACAGTTATGCGGTCGCTTATCTCACGCAACAATACCTGTGGCCAAAGTCTACCCGGGTCCCGTTCTGGAATTATCCTTAATTGACGATTCCTCAATGCCGGGTCTTTATACCTTTTAAGCATATAGTCAGCCTGGTCTTTGGCTATATTGTCGTTAATCATAAGTAGCCCAGTCCGTGATAGACTGCGCTTGCCATAATCAGTTTGGCTAATAGCATCACTAGCCGATTGCTGAACTCCGCCACTACGGGTAATGCGGAGGTCGTTTCTTATCTCATCGCTACCATACCGGGGTTCCATGCCATGATAAAAGTTCTCGCCCACGTCATCACCGAATATAGCCTGGCTTACGGTATGTGGAGCTTTCAGCCTATGATGTCTATCTTCAAACTGAATGTCACCATCGCCCGCCTGATAAATAATCCCTAATTCACTCCTCTGAACTACAAACAGATGTTCCATAGCATTTTGGTTATTTAGAGGTGCAGCCGTAGCTTGCATCTGACTTTGTCCAACATCAAGGTCTTGGGCACTTGAAGGCCATCCCAAATCAGCTAGTACCTTTTCTATTCTAATTCCACTTAACTCCTGAATATAGCCAGCCGTGCTATCATGAAAATGCAATTCGTATAAATCAATGGTTACTCCAAAGAACCCAGGAGCGCAGTGGAAACGTATCCTGGCTGATGTAACATTTTTAAGACCATCTAGCAAAGGTTTTGTTGTCCAATTCCAATGGTCAAAAGCGCCTTGGTAAACATCATTCCATATCCCATCATAAAAGGCATCAATGTCAACCTCATCACAAACACCTAAACCTAATGTAATCTCAAAAAATCTTAAGCTATCGCAACTTACACCGGCATGTGTAAGTTCCAAAAAATTACTCCAAGCCGCTGGCAATATATTAGTTTGCGCACGGGTAGTTAAATCATCATCATAGGCATTTGGTTCAAGAGTCCATGTAGCCCCCGCATCAATAAAACCTGTGGGTAAAGTCCACCCTCCGTTAATATCGTAATTAGATAGATTGTTAATCAGGTCAGCACAGTCTGGCTTTACTATGGGTAAAAGTCCGCCTGTAGTTTCCAACCAATCTGGATTCCAGTCCTCAATGAAACCCGTGTATAGAGGATAGGCTACGGCATTATAGGTAGCAGTTAAGTCAACCCGCTTTCCAGGTAAAACATTTGGAAAATGAGCGCTACCAGCATTAAGAGGCCAATAGTTACCATGAAAATTCTTTAATTCAAGCGTCATTGTTCCCGCTTCCATGCGATCAAGCTCATGGTTTCTACCCCGCCTGATACGGATGCGCCTCACATCATTTGTAATATCTGTCCAGATAGGAGTAACAGCCATAGGGGCACTGGCAAAGGCTACGCGTAGGGCAAGTGTTGGCCATGCCATTATGCCAACTCCAAATTATAGTTGCGACTCTTACGCTGTAGTAGCTTTTCATAGATGATTTCTGTTAATTGGTTCTCAGTGATAACCGAACCTTGGACTGTAACATTAACCACATTACCCCCTCCACCAAATACCTCACCACCTAGAGCCATTACTGGAGTCGGTTGACCGATGGGGCCAGCCACAACGCCACCGCCGTGCATTTGCTGTCTCTTTTTATATTCCTCTTTAGGTATCCACTCACCATTAACCCGAACATGGGTATCATATCCAGGCTGTGCGCCTCCCAGTAATTTCATCATACCAGCTATAGCACCAGCAGCTATTGCCAAACTTGCTACTAATTTTATCAATCCAATTCCGCTTAAGGCATGTAGAATAATCAAAGCTGCATTGACAGCAGTGATAGCCTTAGCTATTGTTGAGAAGGCTAATAATAATCCCCCGCCGCCTACTAATACTCCTACTAATATTTTAAGTCCAGTAACCAATTGTGGGTTTAACGCTATCCAGTCCTTTACATCCTTTATAATCTCTACAGCCTTTTCAGCGAATTTGGTTATATCAGGTAATAACACAGTTACGAGTTCTTTAGCCACACCGCTCAGACTGGTCTCTAATCGTGTCATAGCATCCTTCATTTCCTCGGCTTCTTTAGCCGTTTCATCGTTAAATACTATGCCTAATTCGTGAGCTTCCTCCCGTAATCTGGCTATACCTTCTTGCCCTTCCTCAAGCATTGGGAATAACTCAGTGCCTGTTCGCCCGAATAATTCCATAGCAGTAGCAGCTTTTATAGTTTCATCTTCAGTACCCGCTAGGGCATTAGCAACTGTCCAAAACTGTTCTTCAATAGGTATGCCAATCAATTCCTGAGCCGTAAGTCCAATGCGGTTCAAAGCCTCTTCATAGGTTTGGCCGCCCTCAGCAGCATCCACTATAGCCATTGATAATTTACGAGTTCCCTTTTCAAAGGCATTCAAACTGGTGCCACTAATTGCTGCTACATGGCGTAATTCCGATAGACTTTCCACAGCCCAACCAGTGCGCTTTGACATCTTGGCTATTTCATCACCCATAGTAGCCGTCTTATTAGCTAGAGCGAATAATCCAGCCCCTAATGCTACACCAGCACCCATCATAGCCGTGCCAGCATTGCGGAATGTATTTGACATACCCTGCATCTTGTTTGATATGCCTGAGAGTACGCCACTGGCTTTATCAGTCCCTTTTACGACAACTTCTACATCTGCTTTCGCCATCTTACACCAGTTTGCTCAATACTTTATTTATATTCTCTATAGCTTTAACAGTTAATAGAGCCCCAACTTCGTCCCTTGTGATATTTGGGCTTTCCCGCTTTAGCATATAAAAAATTATAGCTTTAAGCGTTTTAGCCCGAAGTCCCTTTAAGAGACCTTCCCATTCTTTGTCAAACTCCTCCTCTACAGCCTCCATTATGTTTGCATCTACCATTGGTAAAAGATGAGTTTTGCCGTCCCCTAGCACTACATTAGCTCCCTTAGCTTCTTCCATCATACTAATCATCACCTCCGTTTGTTTTGGTGCGTCACCAATAAACTGCTCAGGCTTATATTTGTGCGTCTTATCGCTGGCAAGGATACACATAACCTGACCAATACGATATTCTATGCGGTATGCCTTACACCGGTTCTGATAGTCAATTTCAGCTACCAAATAAACAAGACGGCGGTAAGGCAACTTGCCTATGTATTCCAGTGACCACCCGGTATGAGTGGCCACTATTACTATCATCTGGCTAGTGCGCATTATGCAGACGGGACCTCTAAATTATAGATTCCCTGGAAGTCATACGCGTATTGGATTACACCATCAACGACTGAAGATGGTCTACAATTAGTTATGATTGCCATACCTCGCCATGATTGCGTAGGGACAATCGGCCAAACAGGCTCCGCCTCAAACAATTCTAACCCTACATTAGTACCTACAGCTAATGGAGCCTGATTCTTAAATCCCTCAAATGAGCCTGACCATTCCTTCTGCGTAACTATAAAAACCTTATCTTGCCCATCACTATATGCAGATACATCTTGGACATTAGCCACTTGGTCTAGTGACCATGACCTGATACCTTCTACCTGTCTAGCAGCCACTATATGGTCAAGCCACACATCACACAAACCCGGGTCGTTTGCCATCAACTCAAGCCCAACGGAAATAGGCAAGTTAGCTGCTGCAAAACTACCCGCTACCACTGGCATAATGCAGAACTTCCACACGTTTGCCGTCAATACGGGGAGGCTACATTCACAATCTGGACTCGCACATAATGCATGGTTATCAATCAGGATTCGGTAGTCATCAATTGCCGTTGTGTTGACAGAACTCTTTACCCATCCATAGAGTACCGTGTAGGCAGCCAATGTCGGCAGTACCACGACTTCCGTCCCTACTATGCCCAAGCCAAAAATCGCAGCACAGGCAAACTTGGCTGAAGCATTACCCACTCTCAAGTCAGTCGTATCTGCCGTAGGTGTCACATTGGGGATGGCTTGCTCATCCCAGGCATCCTCGCAATCCTCTACTATCTGGTCACCAACAAATACATTTCCTCCGTATCCTATTACTCTAGGCATAATCTAACCTCCTTATGCTGTTGGTATAGCTACTAATGTGCCAGAACCTTGGAAGTCATAGGAATAGGTAACTATGCCATCTACCACACTCGCAGCTCTGACAGAAGTGGTGAAGCCATCACCTTCCCATCTTCTAGTTGCATCAGCAGCAGTTTCATAAAAGATAAATCGTATTGCTGTCCCAGGGACTATTGGAGCTTGATTCTTAAAACCACCGAACGACCCGCTCCATTCCCTCTGCCCTATGATAAAGGTCTTATCTTGTCCAGTATCATAGCCCGAATCATCCAGCGCCGCCGCAACATAATCAATACTCCATTCCCTGATTCCTGCGATAGCCCCAGGTGCTTGTACTTGACCCCCATAACCTACTACTCTTGGCATTGTTGTCCTCCTTTAACTCCAGACTGCTAATTCAAACTCGGTTGAAAGGTATCCTATACCACCCCATGCTGTGCTACCTACACCTAGATTACGCAGTAGTTTGCAGGTATCACATGAGGTATTGAGTGTTCTATCTGCGTCTATGGCAGCGAATACCGACTCAGCCCCAACCGCCTCTATGTAATCCAAAATATCATTGAAGGCTGACGGGGTATCCTGCTTGGCTATGCAAATTACAATACGAAAAGTTAAACCATAATCACGGTCGTAGGCTATGGCATATTCGCTAACACCCGGTAGAATCAAGGCACAGGGCAGCTCAAGGGTATCTGGCAATTCCTTTGGGGCATAAACCCGCAAGCCTGCTATGGTGTTTAATCTGACCTTGATGCCATCGCCTATCGCTTCAATACCCATTAGAACTTATCCTCAATGTCCTTGGCTATGCTTTTAGCAGCATCCTCTACTTTGCCAGCCAGCCACCGCTTGACATAGCTGAACATGCCCAATCCTAGAATCTTTGAACTGCCCTCCATGTGGCGAGCTTCCATTTTGCTTGTCCCACTCTCCAAGTAGGGTATATAACTCTGACCGGGACCCGAGCCGTGAGTTACTATCGCTTGGAACTGAGCATACTGTATTGGTGCAGCAGCTATGTTTGACCGAGCCGTACCTTCGGCTACTACAGTGGCTTTAATCAATTCGCCCTTAGCACTAAGAGCCAGCTTTTTAAGCCCTGTTTCTACGGGTTTACCCACTGTATCCTTAGATGATAGGTGCTTCATTAGCACATCAGCCCCTACCAGCTTGATTATTAAGCCTACTGCCATTAAACATACCTCATATAATCTCGTATCACGCTTTTAACATAGGGGTCTTCATCCTTGAAAGCCACTACCATACCCGTCTCAGGGCTTCCCACAGCGTCCTGGAAGGCACTATCCTTACGTTTCCATGCTTTCATAGCCATAACCAAGGTAGCCTCGTAAATAGGCTGTGGGACTTCATAGATGCTAATGGCTGCCCCAGTCGCATGGACTATGTCGGTAGTGCCATTAACGCCACGTATAACTACTACAGTCGTAGCGTTTGTTACGGACTCAAGATACAATTGCTCTAAATCTATCCGTAGCGTCATACCAGCACCCATATTAACCGTGGATGCCATAGTCAAGTTCACAACACCTGCTGCAATGTTAGGGGCATTGGTTACTAACTGCCCGCTTGCATAATAAGGTGTAGCACTCTCACCATCTCCATAGCCATGCACGCCGTCAATCTCTACTGCTCTCTTATCACTACCGAATGAACCATAAGCACTGTCCGGGGCTAACTCAAGCCATGTATATGGGAATTTGTTGAGCGGGTATAAAAGGTAATCACCGTAAATAGGCCCTACATAGGGAGCCATTGTTTCCTCAAATACGCCATCGCCAT